GGCTCTTTTGAAATAATTTCTGGAAGAATTACATGTTGCTCAGGGTGTTTAAAACCAATTCTATTAGATGCCAATCCGGAACGATCTGTACCATACATATCACATTTACGATCTAAGTAATAATCTTTAGATTTTTCTCCGACTGGTACTACAACTGGAACATAATCAAGAAAATGTTTTGTAAAAAAATCTCTAGTATTTTTCGCGGCAGTTCCTGTTGAGCTATAACATATTCTTGCACCAGACATTTGCTTTGCAGATGATACGCCAAGAGTCTTTCGAACAATAAATCCCTGTCCATCATAATATGTGGTAGGCATGAATTCTAGTTTTTTAAGAACATTTCTAGTATATGTGTATGTAACAGTAGCCGATACAACATCAACCGTTCCATCTATTAAATAACTAAATCTTGTTTTGCCATCTATTATTTCATATTCAACACTTTCCTTATTTCCAAATACTGCTACGGCTATTGCCCTACAAACATCTATATCAAAGCCCTGAAATTTTAATACGCCTGTTTCTGCATCCCAATGTTCTTCTCCAAAACCTGGCATAGAATCTTTGGCTCCACATATTATATGACCACGTTCTTTTATTCTTTTAAACGTTGAACCATATGTTGGAATGTATTCTATTTGTTCTATTTTGCTAACTACTACACCGGTACGATCATGAGGTGAATCTGCTGCTTTACTGGAATACGTTGTTATGATTAAAACTATTATAAATGCAAAAAGTTTGCCAACCATGATCATTGTAAAGTCCTATAAATTGCCAAGAGATCATCATCTGATATAGGTTGTTTCATTGTATAATATCGTTGATGTCCGACCGCCATAAAGGCCTTGATGTCGGAAAAACTAGGATACTTCATTAAAAGATTATGAAGAAGATAATCAGGCTCTAAGTGACAAGATGCACATTGATTATCTCTTGCAAATACTCTGGTGGATTTCTTGAATCTTTCTGATTGTACTAATACAGAATTAAGATCCTTTTCCATCCATGTAACCTTCTCAGAAATATCTGGTATTACTAAGAAAATCAAATATGCCAGTAATCCTATTATAGTGTATATGAATATTCTACTTGATGCTACTAGATTTTTAGTTTCTATTTCAATGGCTTTTACTGGTTCTAATTCCATTACTTCGACATGTTCGTCGGCAACTTCTTTAGGAGCAACTTTTTGTTTAGGTTTTACCGCCATTATACTCCTTTCTTCACTGCTTCATTTAACTTTTTAGTGATTTGTGATGTAAACCACTTCAAAACAATTGGAATGCTTATATTAGAAGTCAAACCAAACATATATCCTACTGGAAATCTATAAGTATTAAATGGAGCTAATTGAGGAACGTTTTCAAATACTAGCCATACTAAAATATAACCAGTAATCGACATACCCATATTAATGAAAAGATCAAATACAATCAGAGAATATTTACCCTGATACTTGTCTTTATTATCGTGTCTGTAGTTGAATAGAAATATGAACAATGAGGAAAATAATATAATTCCAAACATTGTCAAATTTACCGCACTGAATAGCGATTCCACGCTTACGCCTCCTTAGATTTCTGTTTCAGCATCTTCTGAAGATCAGCTGTACTTCCTACAAACAGCGCGTTAGTAACATTTTGAGGTGACCTTACGACTTCATCTGACATGCTTTTTTTTGTTTTATGTAATCCCATTAACTCTTTATTTGCATTTGTTAACTTATCAACTAACTGACCTACTACTTCGTATGCTCTTGGGTGTTCTGTTTCCCTAGCTACTTCAAGTAAGCCCTCCATGGCGTCAGACCCTCTCTCTATCACATTATATATATTTTCTCGCGCATACTGAAAATCAATATCCGTTTCATCATCACCATTTACTTCTGGTGTTTTATATACAACAGTTTCATTTTTAGATGTTGGTGCAATTTCAAATACCTCATCTAATTTTGTATCGACCGTTTTAGGGTCAACCTGTTTATCAATATTTTCAATAGTTTCCATTTTATCTTTAATCATTTGTATTACCGAATGCATTTATATCTAATGTACCACCAAATGTATCAAGCCCTGTAGCTGGATCCCATTCAAGACCTTCTGCAAAGAAATCTCTTGTTTCTGTTGGTTCATAATAATCATCACCAGCTGGTACATCTATAGGTACTTTAGATGTAAATCTTGATTTTACTAATGTTGCCCCAATATCTGTTCTTGTACTTTCTAATAACACTTTAGAATCATCTTCATTTAATAATTCATCCCTACCTTTTCCAAATCCTGTATCTGATTCTAATAAAATTCTTTCGGCGTCTACTGAGTCCGGATCTCTATACGGCATTATATGGAAATTGATAATTGATGTACGTATTAATGCTGTTGCCTGATCATCGCTGCCGTCGCCAAATCCTTTACCTTTAATATTTGGATAAAGAAAACCCTTAACTGTAAAATCTAATGTCCAAACTATTGCTCTTCGTGTTTGATAATCACCTTCATATGAATCTTCAATATTAACACCATTTAAAATAATAGGAACATCTAACTTAATTCCCATTGTTGGAAGTGCATTTATAGTTACTGTAAAATCGGGTGCAAAAAATGGTACTATTTGTTCAACTATTTGTGTTCCATCATCCGCGTTTTTTACAAATACTGACAGTGTGAAAGAGTAATCATATGGAACCGGGCTTTTAACCACTCCAATCTGACCCTTCCACATTGACTTTGTTTGGTTAAGGGGATGCAACATTCTCTCGGGACTGTATGACATGGAAGTCATCTCGAAGCCCATCCTCGGCAGTTGCATCCCCACCTTTCTGTCTAGATTAGCATCGCCCGAAATTCTAGTCATAAATTTTTGTTTCGGACCGTATGCTAAGGGAACTTTTAATGTTTCAACAACTTCATCAGAATTATTCTTCCGCTTTAAATAGATGTCGTTAAAAATGGTTCCAAATATAGAAACATATTTTCTTGTTAATCCGTGATACCAATATTGTCCTAGCATTAAAAACTTCCTTCACTAAATGGATTTCCTTCACTAAAATCTATAATACCTTCTGCTGTCGTCTGTATTGTTTTATTATTAGCAGTACTATCACCAGCAAACTCTGTTGCAGTTGCACCCAAATTAGCTGTTGTGCCTGAAGTTCCACCTGTAATTTGTTCCGTTGCACTAAAAGTACCAACAATATTTGTTAACCTTATAATACTATCTTCACCTGAAGTTGATGTTTGTAATACTTCTGCTGTTGCGCCCGAAAGAGCTCCTGTAACAGTTTCATCAGTTGTAAAAACACCCGAATTAGCGGAATATACATATTCTACTGAATAAGCATTTTCAACTTCTACTTTATCTATTGCTGCTATACCTGTATCAATATCTTCATCACTATACTCAAACAATTCACAAGATAAATCATAAACAGGAAGTTTTCCCATTTGATAAAAGACAGCCTGGTGCTCAACAAATTGTATTTCAAATAACTTACTTGTTAGAGGCATCCAAATTAAATCGCCTTCTAAAGGTCTATCAGATATTCCTTGTCCATCCCAAGTACGTCTTGCAACAGTAAATGTTATTTGTTCTCTGATTTCTAATCCAAATCTACCAACAAATGCACCTTCACCTTCAAATCCGTCAGTATTTTTAATATACATTTCTACAGGATAAGCTGATTCAAAAGATGAAGTTGGATCTTCACCATATATGTTATCTACGTTATTTTTTGTTCTAGGTAAATAAGATACATCGTGCCCAAAAATTTGAATAGACTCCACCATTAAATCTTGAAGAAGATTTTGTTCATTATTATGATCAAATTTTTGAAAATAATTACTCGTCGGCATCGTCAGCCTTTTCGTCTGTTATTCTGATCCTGAGAATTGATTTTCCATTAATAGTAATATCACCCTTTTCATTTTTTCCGATATCTTTTACTTCTATTCTTCTATTTTTAAATTTCCCACCGAGAACAATATCTCCAACTTCTATGGGCAAATTGATATCTTCATCAATATATTCTTGAAACGTTTTCATCCAGCAATTTCCGAATGTTTGGTATATTTTGCAATTAATTCAGCTTGTTCTTGAGTAGATAAACCTAATTTTTTCCACTTATCTTTTTTATCCTTCAAAGCTTTTGATCTAATATCAGCTGATTGAGGTTCCGGTTTTTTCTTTTCTGGTTCTGAACACCTTGCTGCAAGAGCAGGACTTTTAACGCCACCGGGCACATTACAGAATTCAGGTTTCTCTATAAAGGTTTTAAATTTTTCCATTTTATCCTACCATAAAGTCGTCAGGTAATTGATACTTAGTATATATTTCATCATCCAACATTTGTAATTCAGTTGTTGCATCATCAAAAATTTGTCGGCCATTTAATGTAGTGCCACCAGGTAATTGCATACCCTCATATTTTAATAGATTAGATCCCCATTGTCTTTTAAATAATGAAGATATATATTTTTTTAGCCAAAGATCATTATATGCATCACTTAATTCTTCCGGGTCTACAGTTTTATAACATTCAAATAATAAGTATTTACCAACAACTAATTCCTTATCCCAATCAACATCAATATAAACTTTATCTGTATGTCTATTAAATCTAAATGAAGGCGATTGATTAAATAAATTTTCTATTAAGCTCAAGTGTTGCATAGCCATAGTATATCCTGAAAGTTGCTGCTTACTCAAATCAAATATATCATTTAATCTTAATTGATATCTTACATCAAACATATTAATATTTCCTGTTGTTGAATCAATAGGATGTATTTTGATTATACTTATAGTTGATTCTCCAACGGTAATATACTCGTTAGTAATATCATCTGATGTAACTTGATGTTTTAAATAAATTTTTTCTGACCCATCATAATGATAGTCGTTCCAGATTTGTATAGCTTCGTCAATACGATCTTCTAATTGATCGTCATCAACATTAACTTCTATAACTGGATGACCTAAGCTTCTGAGGCAGTATTGTTTTAATTGTTCGCGGGTTTGCGGTTTTGCCATGGTTCATATCCTACAATACATTTTCTGTCTACATATATTGTATTTATCTCCATGGAGGTCCTGAGATCCACGCAACTAAAGAATACCGAGTATTTGAGATTACCGGGAGGACTCTATGCTCCAAAAAACTAGGGAATACTATTACATTTCCAGATTCTGCAGGTATTTTTCTTATTCTGGCGTTATCATTTGGTGATAATTTAATTTCAATCTCACCACCTTCATATTCACCAACGTTTAAAGGTATTGACATACTTAATTTTCTTATACTATGTGTTTTTATATGTGTATTAAGCATATCATCATCTGAATGCCATTCATAAAAATCATCTTTTTGATATCTAGTAAATTGAACATTTATAGTAGAATAATCTAAATCAAACCCATAGTTTTTATTTTCTGTAGTAAATATCTCTTTAACTTTAAAAATAATAACTTTTTTAAAATCGGATAATTCTAATCTCCAAATATCAAAAAGATGAACATCTGATTTTCTTTTTTCGTTTTTATTTCCACCTACAGTTGTTCCTTCTTCAACTAAAGATTCAAATTCTTTAATAATCTTATCTTTATTCTTTTCAAACCATCCACTTTGAAGTCTTATATAAGGAGGTTTCTTATCGAGGACCATATTTTACACCTGAAGGACTTTTATCAAGCTCATCAATTAAGTCGTCACTTAATTCATAATTGATAATACTATCTTTAGTATTCTCCCACCATTTAGATTCATATTTTAAATCAGTATCACCTATAAAACAACCGGGACTCCAAGGTGTTAAATTAAAATCATCTTCTAACATTTCATCGGACATTCGATTACTATGAATTACAAAAGCAAGAGTTGCTCTTAAACATTCTGTGCCTGCACAATGCCAACTATAACCTTCTTTTTCAGATTCACCATGACTGAACCAATCAAAGGATTTTACATTCCAACCTTTATAATCTGGAATATCAAAATTATAACCCTTAGTATAGTTCTTATATCTAAAGAGCCCTTCACCTGTTTTAGACCAAGTAAATATTATATTTCTTCCTGGAACATCTGCGTTATGATGCCAGCTCAAATAACCGCCGGGAGGATATATTGCACTAAGAGCTTGTTTTCTTCCTGTTATTCTTGATCCTAAAGAAGTAGCAAGATCTGCCATTTTTGTATTACGATTTCTTTGATTTAGATCTAATAGAAGATCTACTATTTTTTGATGCCAAGGAGGTCCTGGCCTAACTGTTTTTCTAAATGTACTTAAATAATTATCTGAAACAGCAGTTTTCCATTCAATCCGATTTTGACGACCTTCGCGGGGTTTTAAACCTTTCAAATCTATACTATCTAAATATTCCCCAATTTCTTCTAAAATATCTAAAACACCTTGATCACTACAAAAATTAGCAATATGTTCTGTATGTTTCATGCCCTTCCGTTTTGATATTGACTTTTAAATAATAAACACGAATAATCACGAAATACTATATCTTCTGGTTTCATATTTTCTCTATCAAAATGATAACCAATAATCCAATTCCATCTTGAATCACTTCCATCATTCCAATCATCTGTTTCAGGTGTACAGGGTGGATCTCCACCATATACCCAATGCCATTTTATATCAGGTCTATACCATGGATCATCCTGTCTAATAACACCCATCATTAAATGTAAAGGAAACTGATCCCATCCTCTGGTTTCCCAATAAGGATATTTGCCATTCCATCTTTCGTCCCACTCTGCAACTTGATTCTTTTTCCAATTCCAATTTTCCCACCATTCATCCATAAAAGAAATCATTTTATCTGATTTTCTATATAAACACATTCCTCCATGTGGAACTTTTAATTTAGTCTTATTCCACCAGACCATGGCTGCTGCATAAGTTCTAATTTTAGTCCACGCCATATCATATCCATCTTTTAAACCTTTAAAAATTAAAGGTGCATCCGGATGGACACATACCATATCAGAATCTAAATAACATGTAATATCGAAAGGTGTATCTTTTAATGCTAATAATTTTGCGCGATTAGAATTAGGCATACCTCCACGGACTTCATCAAAAATATGATTTCCGGGGCAATCGACCCATTTATCTTCTGTGAAAAGTATTACTGGATGTTCAGGAGCAAATTCTTTTAAACTATCTGCTAACTGTTGTGCCGCAGTATGATACGGTTTATGGTTAGTGGCTACTAATAAAAAACCTTCATCAGTTCTCATCCTTAGGAACCTCATTAGCAACTTCTTCAATTGTTCCAGAAGTTTCTTTTACTTCTGATGTTTCATCTAAAAGGTCTTCTGCTTTTAAGGTTACCCTGATAATAGATAGAGTAATGAGTGAAGCAACTAACGCAGAAATTTCTGTTAATGATTTAGATTTTCTAATACGAGATCTTAAATCTCGATTTTCACTGTCTCTAACTTCTGGTATTTCAAAAGCTTCTAATTTTGCTCGAAAAAGAGATTCTAATTCATCAGCTGCTTTTTTTCTTTCAACTGCTTGTTTGTCTTCTCTTTTTTGAATTTGTTTTTCATGATCAGGCCTCGGCCCGCGGGCTTCTCTTTGAGCACGATGTGCATCTGTAAAAGAGTCTACTTGGTCGGTAGTAAATTTAAAAAAGAAATCTTTCCATTCTCTTGTTCCCTCAGCTGCCTGTCCGGAATATCGAGATTTATCTTCTCGTTCATATAAAATGGAAACTTCTTGTTTTTCACCAGTGCGCCATAATCCTTCAATCATTGTATCGTGACCCCACTCTTGTTCAGTGGCTTCAGCGACTTCTGCTGTTTCTGCCATATGTCCTCTTCATAATATGTTATTAATTATTTAGGCGTGTCTTTTCCAAAGACTATAATTTTGTGTTTCTAGAGTTGAAAATACCGTTATTCCAGTATATTGATTACTATAAAATCCAGAATATTGTCCAGAATATATTCCACCATATTGGCCACTATAAAAACCAGAATATTGAGCAGAATAAAATCCTTCAAATCCTCCGGAGTATATGCCAGAAAAGGTCCCGGAATAAGTTCCAGAAAAGGTCCCGGAATATGTTGGGCCTTCTGAACTTGCCTGCGGGTTCGGAGTCTCATCCATAGATCCATAAGTTAGAGTATAAGCACCTACATAAGCGCCGGTATATCCACCCGCATAAGCACCCGTAAATCCTTGTGAATAAAATCCTTCATAATTTGTAGAATATATTCCTTCATATCCAGCTGAATATATTCCTTCATATGCTGCAGAATAAATTCCTTCATAACCTTGTGAATATATTACATCACCAACTGTTGTAACCATATCATATACATTACCACAAAATACCCATGTGCCAGTTGCTGGAGCTGTATTACCTGTTACTAAACTATATTTACCAGCTTCAGCTGTCATTAAATGTTTAATCCAGTGCAAATGTATACCGGCATCATCAGCGGTATCTTGTAAGACTGCTGAATGCCCATAGGCTTGAACAGTATTTGCCTCTTTAGCTTGACTATTACTTTGATTATAAATTGGTAAGTATATTACTTCATCTGTTGCTGCGCGTGGATAACTTCCTACGGCAATATAATCGGCATTAGCACCGGTCCAATGTGTAACAGAATTTGCGGCTCTTGCTTCTGTATTAGCATTTGATAAAGATCTTGAAGTTGACCATCCTCTAACCGCTCCTGATTCTTTTCTATAAAAATGATATGCAACGTTTGCTGTTCCGGAAGATGCAATTACTGTATCTGTATACCATGTTTCATCATGCCAAGAACTAGTATCTGAATCTCCTGCAGCAGTACCAATATGATAAGATCCAACAGTATTTGCAGACGAAGTAAAATATGCATTACATCTAGCAATAACAGGGCCAGCGGCCATTTCCGCGTCTAATATTTCGTATACCTTATCACCGTGGGATCCACCTGTATTAGCGCCTAAAAATTCTACAGTGCTATCTAAATCATCAACATGTGTTGCATCCGCCGCGCCATTAAAAGGCTTTGTTCCAACACATTGTTCTAATGAAAAGCTAGTTATAGTTACATTATTTGCTACTGGGTGATCACCTACTACATCTGGATCTCTATATCTTTCACCAACAGTTCCACATAAATCATAACCAGATGTATTAGAAGTACCAGATAAAGGTTTTACATGACCTCTCCAATCATCATGTGTTGCAGTTCCTTTTGTATAGGATCCCCATCTATTAAAAACTTCTGGAACTATTGAATCATCAATTTGGTCGTTAGTCATTTCTCTAACACCCCAACCCGCTACCTTTTCAAATGTAATGCCTACGCTAGTTTGTCCTGTATAACTTGCTCCGGATGAATTTAAATATTTGTAAAATTCTGCGGTATTATCTTCTAATGTTAATTCTGCTGATGCACCAGTACTTGAAACAGATTCAACTTTAATCCATTGACCAACACCTAACATTCCATATTGTTGATGTCTAATAATAAGATAATCACCGGCAGCAAATACATCATCATATACCCCAGCTCCCGGTGTAGATGTAATAGTTGTAATTTTACCAATATTAGCAGAAGCACCAGAACCGGTTTCAGTTACCGATCCTATATATAATTTTCCACTTTCTGTTGCGGCTAATTCTGTATTACTACCCAGTGGATAGATTCTCATCACTCTTCCATCAGTAGCCATTACGCAACCCTCTTCCAAAATGTGTACGTTGCAGAACCTAATGATGCTAGCACTGTTAAACCTGTATATTGATTACTATAAATTCCAGTATATTGATTACTATACATACCAACATAAAACATACTATAAAATCCTTCGAATCCTGCTGAATAAATGCCTTCAAATCCTCCGGAGTATATTCCTTGGTAACCTTGTGAATATAATCCTTCATATTGGTTTGAATAAAAACCTGCATACTGGTTTGAATATTGTCCTGAATAAATGCCAGAATATACACCAGAAAATATACCAGAAAATATACCGGAATAGATTCCTGAATAAGTGCCTGAATATGTACCAGTATATGCTGGGCCTTCAGATGAACCTCTAGGGTTAGGGGATTCTCCGCCAGATCCATAAGTATGAATATAGCTTCCTTCATAATCACCACGATAATCGCCCATAAACCCTGCTACATAAGTACCTGTATATGGTCCTTGGTAACCACCTTCATAACCACCTGAATATCCTTGTGAATAGAATCCTTCATAACCTCGCGAATATATACCAAGAAACTGTCCCGAATATATACCAGTAAATTGTCCTGAATACATACCGGTAAATTGTCCTGAATATAATCCTTCATATTGATTAGAATATATTCCTTCATATCCAGCTGAATATATTCCTTCATAACCTTGAGAATATATTACATTACCTGTATCCGTTAAATAATCTGTATAACTTCCTGCTGCTGTCCATGTACCTGTTCCTGGTGCCGATGCTCCAGAAACCATTTCATAATGACCAATAGATTCAACATTAAATAAATAGTTTCTCCATTCTGCTGCCAATTCTTTCATATCAGCATCAGTCATTTCCTGGACACCATCATTACCTGATCTATTATAAACAGGTCTTGAGCCAGAAGTGGATGTTGGTCCTGTTTTTCTCCACAATTTATAATCAGTTGAACTATCTGTGCCAGTTTGTCTATAAGTTTCTGTTAGAACATCACCACAATAAATCCATGTATCTGCATCGGGCGCAGAAGTACCAAAATAATAACCACCAACGGGATAGGTAGTTGTTTTCCAATGATTAGCAACTCTAGCTAAAATAGTAGCTTGTAATTCAGCAGTAGTCATTTGCTGTAACTTGCCACCAGATGTAATCCATTTAGTGGGATAAACTACACTTGTAGTTCCAGCAGCGTTGGATTGCTCTTGTTGAATAGACCAGGAAGTTGTATCAAAATTACCAGCTGAAATAGGATGTTCTCCTACATCATCATTTCGGAGTCTATTATCAAACCCGCCGGCGTTCCCAGAGTTGTTTGCATATGCAGTTACGTTACCTCGAACATTATATGTTTGATTAGAGGCGAACTCCTGCAAAACAAGCGGAACTATCATGTTGTCTATTTCTGTATCGGTCATTTGTTGGAGATCCGATCCAGTATTTATAACCTTTAACGGTGATGCCATTTGTTTTCATCGTCTTTATATTACGGTCCGAGTCTCGTTCCGGATGAATCATATATCCCAAAAGCTACCCATGAACTTTCTCCGGTTGCGCCTCCACTTTTTAAAATATAATTAGCGGCGGCAGTTCCACCTGCAGTAGTTTTAAATGTGCCGGAATGAGTCATTGTACCATCATGCACTACAGCAGCATCAATATCCAAATCACCATCCATATCTATTGTACTTGTAAAATGAGCGGCACCATTGCTCTTCAATCCATCAGAAGCAACCCATTTTCCATCTGTACTATTATATAATATACTGTGTACAGTGGCACCGGGTATTATCATACCACCGCCCGTTGCTTGAGCATCTGTATGACATTTCGCGAAATCAAGCGATCCAGTTCCAGCATATCCTGTTAATGTAAGTGTAGATGTTGTCGGTACTGAATTCACTGTATATATTGCTTCTGCCGTTAATCCAGAATCACCTGCATCAGTAATAAAAACTTTATCGGCGACAGATAATCCATGTGTTTCAGTTGAATTATTTCTCTGAGATGTAATTGTACCAGAACTAGCATCTGATTGACTAAAGATATTACTTGCTAATCCAAAGACCATTGTTTTATCTTCGGAAACCATAATAGTTGTATCATTATATGTTCTGGTTCCTTGAACAACTAAATTACCTGTTATAATTACTGTATTAGAATCTAACGTCATAGATTCTGTTGCAAAGTTAACATAATCATCAACAGCTACATTAGCCCAAGCACCTCCATCTATATGCGTATTACCCTTTAAATTAGTCCTATTTGTGAAGTTTACAGTGCCGGTGACGTTAGCTGTGCCTTCAACGTGTAACATCGCATCACCAAGAGTTGAACCAGTTCCGATTGCTAGGTTACCTGATGTGCCTAGATTCATTCGTTCGGTTGATTGCGAAAGAGCATTACCAGTAAAGAATCTAATTATATCTTCGTCACTTGCGTTGTCTGTAGTAATTTTTGTATCAGCATCTTGATCCTGTGGTTCTGCTAAAGGATAAAATAATGTTCCTGTATTTCCTTCAAATCTGCTTAAAGTTGTATTCCATCTAATTGCGCCAGTTACGCCTGCTCTTTCAGCAGATGTACCGGAAGGCAATATAATAGAGGCAGACGAGTTTGAACCTACAATACCACTAACATGTACTGTTCCCCATCTCCATGTACTATTACCGAAATTCTTGTCGCCATCGGTATAAGGTATCGTATCAGAATCAACTCTCGCAGTAATTGTTAAAGTATCTGCGTTCGTATCACCAATATCGGTATTACCTTGTAAACTTGTTACTTTTGTTACCGTTAAGCCTGAATGTGTGAGTACATCACCACCGATGACTGCCGACGCTTTAATTCCTATACCACCATTTGAAGTAATTGCACCTGTTGTATTAGATGTTGAATTGGTAGTATTAGAAATGTGTAATACGTCTTTTCCACCCTGTGTTTGAGTGTACATCAAAAGTTGATTTGTACGTGTTCTCCATAAATCAAACGTATCTGATAACGCTACATTAGCTGCCATCTTTATCCTTTTCTAAAACTTTCATTAATAATTTTTCTATCTTATCCACAGTATTACTTAATCTATCAAGCTCTGCCCTATGCTCGGCTCGTTCTTTAAGAGCATTCTCAGCAGCAATCCGGGCTGATCTATGTCTATTTAGGGCAGTTTTATCTGTGGCTAAAAGTGCCTTTGAGTGTATGTCCCTGACAAAACGAGGGTCCTCGGTTTGTATCTTATTCATCCAACGCTATTGCTCTTAAATCTTTCAATTTAGGAACTTTTAAGGTACTAGTAGAAGTTATACATAACTTAATTGAAAATGTTTTAAACTTCTTATAATTAGTTCCTGAATCATCAGTATAATCAATTGTATCATTTGGTGATTTAAATAAAAATTCTTTATAATCATCTTCATTTAAAGAATGGACAGAAGCTGCTGTTTCTTGTGATAATAAGATATAATCTCTATCATCAAATGCAGAGGGGTCATCGGGACTTAAAACTTTTGCATATGCATATATTTTAGCACTTTCTGGTTTATAAGCCTGAACGATAACTTTAATATCTTCTGCTTCAAAACCATCCTCAAGGTTAACTTTCCTTGTAATATATTTAGCATTGATGGGTCCGCCTTGAGCATCTAACTCACTACTTACAACAACATTTGCGTAATTGGCACCAGTATGTCCTGTATCTGATATTGTTATTGTTGGGGTTTCTGTATAACCCGAACCGCCATTAGTAACTGTTGTGCCCGTAATGGTTCCGGCTGACAATGTTAATGCAATTTCTGCACCTGTTCCATTTCCGCCAGAAACTGTAGCTACTGCTGAAGATGTATAACTTGCTCCTGCATTAATAATATATATATTCGAATTTGCAAGAGCTGCATCATCAACATCATTTTCAATTGTAGTTAAACTAAATCTTGAAGTATCAATCAATGGCGAAACAAATTTTGAGGTAGATCTCATAGTAATATGTGCACTAAAACAATTTGCTGTATTAGACTGCATCATCATTCGTTCTTCAAGATTGACATTTTTATCTTTTATACCTGTTACGTAATTCGTTGTTGAATATCCACCAGATGTATTAGTAGTCTTGAATGACAATCCAATTGTTGTACTATCAAAATCCATCACTGTTGTATTAAATTTATATGCATCTATATAAACATTAGATGAGGCCCTATTTTGACTATGTGTATTAGACATCAAAATTATGTTGCCTTGATTTTGTGTTGTAAAATGACACCTATTAACTCTCATCATTAATGATTCACCTGGAGATATTTGTGGCATACCTGCATTAGTTGGTA